TGTGTCTTGATTAAATGTAAATACTCTTTGATCATAATTATTTGAATCGTTGTATTGAAATCTATCTACTCCAAAACCATTCGTAGAGGTAACAGCACTACCTCTTTGATGTATGGACATATCACCATTGATGATGAGATTGCGGAACGAGAATCCCTGTTCGCTCATCGCTCTTTGTGGTATGGTAGCTATGGCCATTAGATTCCGAACGCCTCCTTAATTTCTTCTGTTGTTAAACCGAGTGCTTCTAATTTTGCTTTGGCAGAAGCTTTTCGTGCTTCTCTGTCAATGATTGCTTGGTCATAGTCAGCTTGTAACTGTGCTAGTCCGTCAATACATTCTTGTTCTGTGGGTTTTGTTTTTGAACTGTCGTGAATGATGAGGTTTGAGTAAACTTTGTTTTTTGCATCACTCCATCCAAACCATTGTCCTGTATGTAAAGATACTAAATAATCTTCTATATGTTCTGGTCGCATTATGTATCTCCTAATCTAATAAATGTAAAACAAGTTAAATTAACATCACTATTTCCTTGAATAGTCGAACCAGTGTCTTGAAGGTTAATAATAAATCTTGTCTTATGAGTTGATGTGCTAGTTACATCAAAAATAAATTCGCAACTTGAACTTGTTTCCATATCACCAGCTTCAATTCTTGCTAATATTGTGCTAAATCCAGAAGCATTATTATATGTGCTGTTATTAGTTGTGGTTTGAATAAAACCTTCACAATATCTTGAATAAGTATTATATCTAAATCTTCCTGTATATCGTATTAACCAAATACCAGTACTGGGAAATGTAAATACGCCACTACTTTGCGTCATTCCCGTTCCTATATATCCAAATCCGTTAGTATCTACTCTTTCTAGATTAGAAGAAATTGGAGTTGCATTACCAGTAAAATTTGTAGTCAATCTCCATTGGTCTGCTTCGGTAATACCTGCTGATATATTTCCACTAGCACCTAAAGCAATAGATGTTCCATTAACAGTAATAGATGAGTTAGCAAGTTTAACATTAGTTACAGCACCATCAGCTAATTTAGCAGTTGTGATTGCTCCGTCAGAAACAGAAGAAACATTTCTCACTGTTCCTAAATAAGTAACGGTAATATTGGCTGTTCCTGTTGCAGGAGCAGAAGTGAATGTAATAGAATTTCCGTTTGTATAATAAGAAGTACCATCAGCAGGCTGTAGGACATTATCAACAGCAACACGGACAGATCCGGTGACTGCTTCAAAATTTAATGTAAAGGTAGTAGTCGAGCCATCGCCATTAAATGACTGTGTCGGGAAGTCTGCGATGTAATCTTGTCTATTACCTATTCCTACGTACGACATTTATTCTCCTTATGACTGTTGTAGTGTACTTAATGTCACGTCAACAGTATGTGTTGTTGATCCTACTTTCACTCGAATCTGATCTGAATTGTCTAATACAACTTTACCACCAGATAATAATTCTAGTGCGCCACCGACAGGTATCTCTGCATCTTTGACTAAAGTCACAGTAGTACTTCTTGAATTATCATATAATTCAATTGTCGCTGTTCCTGTGATGCTTGTTGTATTGGCAACAATACAGCCTAAAACCACAGCAGTCGTAGTGGCGTTTAAAGCCAATACAGTACTTCCTGTAGTGCTCGGTGAATTAACGGTATCAACTGTAAATACGTTTGCCATAGTTTCTCCTTATACTATCCTAAAGCGACAGCAAATACAATAGGATCTGCTCCCCCTAAGACATTATCTGCCTCAATGGTATTCACTTTTAACTTGTTAAAAGAGTTATAAACACCCTGAGAGCCGTCAATATACAAAGGTACGGCTCTATCGGTATCTAAAGTATACGTGGTAGAACCCCCTGCTGTAAAAGTTATATTATATCCGGACTGATTTTCAACAACATATTCCTTCTCGATATTAGGAACAGTGACGGTGATATCCGCGGATGCGGAGCCGGATGTAAATTTTAAAATCTTGTTTCTACCATTTTCTTCAAAAAAAGTAGTCGAAGAGTTATTGGTCGAAAAGGCCAAAGTGATGGTAGTCGAATTACATTGAACAGTTGAATATCCGGCAATTGCCTGGTCAATCAGCTGTAAGTTAGTATTAGTATATTCACCCCAGGTATTATTATTGGAACCTGTTACCTGAAGGTCTAATCCTAAATTTGAATATGAACTTGTCATTTTATGCTACATTTACCCATGGTTGTGTGTCGTTTGTTGGAATTTCAACCCAGCCCTGCGTGTCGTTAGTATTAACTGTGGTCCACGGTTGGTTGTCATTAGGATCAATGGGGTTCCACATACGAGGTATAGCAGTTCCTGTTTCAACAGTCAAGGCATTACCTGAGGGGTTAACAACGGCAGAAACTCGAATAGAAACACTACCATTGGATACTTTAACTTGACTTCCGGCCGGAGCGGCAATCGTATTATTAACAATAATAACCGTAGCACCACTTGTTTGTGCTTGAACTTGACTTCCGGTGGGTCTGACAAAAGCATTAGCAATGACTTCGGCATCACCAACAATGACATCTAATCGACTTCCAACAGGACGAACAATACAATCAGCACGAATAGAAACATCACCTGTTTCTACATCAACTTGCTCTCCTGTAACTGGAACAAAGGTTCCTGCTTTGACAACAGCATCACCGACTTGTGCTTCGACTTCATTACCGGTCGGTTGAACAACAGCATCAGCAACAAGAGTTGCATCACCTATTTGAACATTAACTTGATTACCAGTGACCTGGACAACGGCATTACCTTTGATTGTAACGTCACCAACTTGAACTTCGGCTTGACTTCCAATCGGTAATATCTTGGCATTACCAACAATATTCGGTGTACCGACACCAACATCTAATTGATTACCGGTCGCATTAGCAATCGCGGAACCTTTGACAGTGGCATCACCGACAGCTACATCAACTTCATTTCCTGTGACAGGAACAGAAATACTAATCTTGACAACAGCATTACCTGTTTGAACATTAACTTCGCTACCGGTGGGTTGAACATTGGCTTGACCTACAAGAGTAGCATCACCGACACTTATATCTGATTGATTACCTGTGACTTGAACAATCGCGTCAGAAGTGACGGTGACTGTTCCTATTTCAACATTGGATTGATTTCCGGTGACAGGAACTTGGGCTTTAGCGACAATCGTAACATCATCAACAGCGATGTTAACTTGATTACCGGTAACTTGAACACTAACACTAGCAGAGGCTATACCACCTTGTGCCGCAAAAGCGTCTTCCGCAAAAGCGTAAAGACCGAAGTTCATTTATAGCCCTCCTATGACCGAGCTCTGGATACGGCTACTGATGCATCGTGAGCTTTGTTAGCTGGTTGCGCAACAAAAACGTCCTTAGTCCCTGCACTAAAATTAACTAGGTTGTTAGAATTAGATGAATCTATTACTTCATCCCTTTGCAAAGTAGTGGAGGCCGTAAGCGTACCAATACCTACTTCATATTCTGATCCACCTTGCAATGAGATAACATAATAAGTTCTGTTGTTGGTACCGACACCTGCATTAAAAGATACAAAGCCAGCACTGGCTCCGTCGAGCGTAAAGTCCCCTGTACCTACTGTGGTACTCGTTTCTTTGACTCTGTCAGCAACAACAAAAGACATAAAGTCTCCTTATGCTATTCTAATGATAGCGTTTGATGAATCTGCTGTTGGGAATTCTATTGTAAAGTCACCGTTTGTAGCTGTTTTATCTCCACCAAAATCTAACACAACAACAGCTTTTCCTGCTTGAGTTGTATTAAAGATAAGAGCTGCGGAAGCAGTTAGTGTTACAGAACTAAATGTAATGTCACTAAAACTTGCAACAGCAACAGTACCACTTAATGTTAAAGTAGTATTTGTGAGTGCTGTTCCACCGGCAGAATAGTTAGTGCCGGATGCTTCGTTAGTTACGGTGTAAGCAGTTGTCGCTGCTGAAAAACCATTAACGGTTGTATATAAAGCTATATGGAACGTATTTCCAGTACTCGGTGTAAAATCATGAGTAGCGGATAGGAGTTCCTGTTTAAAGCTATTTGGTACGATGTTTGCCATTTAATTGACCTCCTAATTATTATGGGTTACTTGTTTCTAAAGGTACACGAATAACCCCACTCGTGTACTCATCTCTTCTTCGACGTCCTGTCTGTTCTACACCAAAGGACTGCATTGCAGTTTGGTAAGACTGTTCGTATGTTTGTATCATATCAGGTGTTCCTTTCAAGAATTTATACGTTTCAATAATAGAAGCGTATAAAAGAACTTCCTGAGCATAAGTTGATACATAACTGGTATTAGAATCACTGCCGGTAATTGTAGACGGTTGGACAAAATAAGCCATGGTAATGGCATAGGTATCGTCCGGTGTCGGTGCTACAACCCAGGTATTCTCATCCCAGTTCGCATAATATTTTGGTGTTCCATAACTTGACCCTGGTGTCGGATCATATTCGGCCATGAAACTTGTATCTTTTTGTTCTAAAAAACTTTGATTACCGGAACTATCTGTTACTTGAACATAACGAATAACTCGTAAATTACTCGGTACAGAAATATATCGTTGTCCCACGACCATATTGGAAGTGGCATATTTTCTGTAGGAATCAATTTGTGCTTCTCTAAAAATTCTATTCTCGGCATTTTGCACAATAATATCTAAAGTGGAATCCGATAAAACAGTACTATCGACTTCTGTGTAATCTCGTATCGCTGATTTTAATTGTCCGTAATTCATGGTGTTATTGTAACAGGTCCAACGGAAATGTTACCTCCTCCTATTCTACCACTAGCATTAGCTATGTCTGTGTTTACATTAAAAGTATAATTATTGTCATCTGTTTTCGTAATTGTATAACCCGATGCATAATTTATATTCGAACTTAAAATTCCAAAATCTCCTGCACCGTCGGTAAATTTAACGATGTCCCCGGATGTACGACCGTGGGCCTCTTCAAACACAGAAATGGTTGAAGAACCGTTAGCCACGGTGAGAGGATTGAGGGTCAGTATTCTAGCAACAGCCGGCTCTGTTCTAGCGGGTCTCGCGTTTTGTAAACCTTCGGGATCGGCACGTTGTGCTCTTCTCTCTAACTGAGGATGTTTCTTTTCATATTCTGATTTATGAACAAAAGAACCATTCCATTCAGTCACCATTTCTTGGTAAGGAAAGGCTTGTCCACTTCGATCGGATATTGCTTTTGCGTATTTTCCTCTTGCAAATGTACTCATTTAGGTTCCTGGATAATATGTTTTTGGTGAAATGTAGAGCGAGGTTCGCTGACCGTTTTCATTTAATGCTCTAGTTAATTCATCATCATAAATCATTTTTAATTGTTGTGTTAATTGGTGATTAATTTTCATACTTAAATAATAGGCTAGACCAGATACCATACAAGGTAAGAAAGTATAATAAACGTCTGCTGTATTGGTGTATGCACCCACATCTTGAATCTTTTTAATATAATAATACTGCAATTGATAACTAGAACCAGAGTGTGCAGAATCTGGTGTTTGATATAAATAGATAACCGGAGTATTTTGTCTATCCACATAATACTGAGAAGGTACACCTTGGGATAATTTATTAGGAATAGCGGCATAAGCGGAACGATCAATCTTTGATAAACTCTGATCTACCGGTGCGGTAGGTGTAGAATTGTTTCGATAATATGCTTCTAAAACATCACTACAATCAGAAGGGGTTGTATAGTTGGCTTGTCCTTGTACGAGAGTATCTGTTTGTAAAGCTACTTTCCATAAATGAACTCCTCTATTTCCCCATTCTGAAAATAGTAGATTGAGAGACCTACGAGCGCTTTTGATATCATATCCCGAACGGGAACTTTTTATCATGCATCGCTCGTATGCCTCTTCAATTATATCATCGATTTCTAAATCGAAAGATGTTGTTCCTGATGTTGCCATTACTTATCTATAAAGAGTGTAACTGTTACGTTAGAAATAGCTGTTGAGCCAATTCCGTCTGCGTATAAAACACCATCTTCAGGAAGATTTAATGTTTCTGTTCCACCCGCTCCAACTTGTACTTTTAAATAAACACCTGTTGTAGTTGATGCAGCAGTGGTTGCGCCTGTTGCATCTAAAGTATTTATAATAGCACTTCCAGATGAACCGGTTGATTGAACCATTAAGCCACGAAGACGAGTTCTACCGGCGAAAGCAACGCCATCAGCGGATAGAACAACAGGTTTTACGTCTGATTTATAGGACATGATTTACCTCCTATTATTCAGATGGTTTTCCGTTGTCGCTTACTGTGTAATAAATAACAACTGTAGATTCAGTAGAAGTTACAGAAGTTCCAATACCAGCTCCATAAACAGTTGCATTTGCAGTTAGTGGTGTTGAAAAAGCAGCTCCATCAACATCATCAACAATAGCGGAATTAAATCCATTAGCACTCATTGCAGAAACAATAGATGTACTGTTTGCTCCTGTTGTTGAAGTACCAATATTAAAAGTCTTATCCGCAGCGCCTGT